AGTGGGAGTATGCAACTCTTGGTGCTTTGATGTATATTGCTTTTGAAGCAGCAGGATACTTTGTTCACGAAAGACTTTGGGCAAAGTTTGGAAATAAGGTTAAATAATGAGAATTAAAATTATTAGGTTTGTTGTAAAGGCTTTAGGATATGAATGGTCTGGAGATAAACTAAACCTTCCAGTTTGGTATATAAAAGAAAAGAAAAAATAATTTATGGCACTATATGAATATGACTGCAGGCCATGTGGAAATAGAATAATTAAAGAAAGATCAATTAATGATTCTGATCCAGGATATGTGTGTGAAACTTGTAATAAGTCATTGGTTCGTGTATACTTAAGCGTAGGAGCAGTATTCAACGGTAGTGGATTTTATTCCACTGATAACAGAAAGCGGTAGTATAATATGATTACAATGGAAACTAAAAAAGATTTTTTATGGATGTTAGATGCTACGGATCGCTGTGATTCTTGTGCTGCTCAGGCCTATATAAAGGTTATAGGATCTTCTGGAGATCTACTGTTTTGTGGTCATCATTATAATAAAATTATGGATAATACTACAGGATATGATAAAATGATGAAGTTTATGATAGAAGTAATTGATGAACGATCAAGGTTAGATCAAGAATAATGAAAAAGGTTTTATCATTATTAGTATTAGCATTAACAATTAATGCTATTCCTGCTAACGCAGCAGAAGTAAAATACAAAAACTTAACTACAGCCATTAAGACTCTTAAGGTTACAGACGAAGTTCGTACAGGATATAAGAGAACATTATTTAAGCACTGGACTGGTACTGGTAATGGATGTGACTCAAGAAAGTCTGTAATCATCTTTGAAGCAGTAAAGAAGCCAACAGTTGAAAAAGGTTGTGTGATTAAAGGCGGTGAGTGGTTAAGCGTTTATGACAATGTTGTTGTTACAGATGCAGGTAAGCTAGATGTAGATCACATGGTTCCACTTGCAGAAGCATGGGATTCAGGGGCATCAGCATGGTCTCCAGAAAAGCGTGAGATTTATGCCAATGATCAGACTGACCCAAGACACTTAATTGCAGTCACTGGAGCATCAAATAGATCTAAAAGTGATCGTGATATAGCAGACTGGGTTCCAACAAATAAATCATATGTTTGTGACTATATTGCTAACTGGGTATCGGTAAAAGTGCGTTGGTCTTTAACTATTGATGCAAAAGAAAAAGATGCTTTGTTATCAAATTCTAAGGGGTGCAAGGCCAAAAAAATATCCTTGGTTCCTGTAAAATGAAACATGTCCTATACTTTACAGCAGATTGGTGTAACCCATGCAAAAAGGTTCGCCCAATTGTTGAAGAGTTAAACCTAGATAGTGCAGTTAAATTTCAAATTATTGATGTTGATATTAGTATTGAGCTTTGTAAGGCGTATGAAATTAAATTAATCCCAACTTTTGTATTAGTTGAAGATGGAATAGAAACTAAGCGAATGACTGAAGCAAAGACAAAACAAGAGTTATTGGATTTTTATGAATGAAGAGTACAAATTAATTGAAGATTTAATTTTATCTGGAGCATTAGAAATTTCTGGAATAGACATTGACACTGGAGAAATGCTTTACAATTTTACAAAAAAACTTTTATTAGTTAATCCAGATATGTATGATGAGTTTCAAAACTATCTAGAATCTGAAGCCATGATTCTTTGGCAAAATGGTTTTATTAATATGGATATAACAAGTAAAAACCCCATGATTTCTTTAACAAATAAAGCTTTTAATGAATTAGAGGTATTAAAATTAAATAAAACAAGTCAGTATACATTAAAAGAAATAGCAAGAATATTATTGGATAAGGGTTGAGTTATGCAATATTTTTTAGGATCTATAACTACTCTAATAATTATAGCCATAGTTGCCTATGTCCTAAAGCCTCTTAATAATAAAAAGGTAAGCAGGATAAAGTATAATCAGAGCCATATTTTTGAATTAGTTAAACCATTTTTACCAGAAGATGTTTTTATTAAGAAAAAAGCAAAAAAGACTCAGGCTTTAGAGCACCAAGATAAGGTTAATGTAAAAATTATTATTATAGAGGATAAAGCTTATTGGATTAAAAATAACATTTTTTATGTTGCTGAAATGGATGATGGGAATTTACAAGGTGATACAACTAAGCAAGTTGACACCATGAGTATGAGTAGTGTACAATTAGATCAGATGTTATTTATAATGGATAAACTTAGAGATGGGAAAGATAATGATAGTGGGAGTTCAGGGATCAAGTAGTTTTGACAACTATAATGTTTTTCTTAGATCTATGGCTGTCTGCATGTCATCCTTGACAGATGAATATTTTTATATTTACTCAGCAGGCCCAGATAATATTAATAAGATGGTATCTGAGTTTGTAAACCTGTCAGAGAAAGGGCTTAAAAGTCGTGGTAAGAAGATTAAGATGTACAAAGTAGCACCAAGTTGGATATCAAAAAACATAAAGGACTTAAACTACTTTGCTTTTTTAAGCAGTAAAGACGAGCAAACATCAACACTTGTCCGTGAAGCAAAAATAAATAATGTCGAATACGGCATTTTTCAATACTAGTAGAAAGAAATATTATGCAAATTAAATCATTAGAAAAAATGGAACAAGTAGTTGCTCAAAACAGATATTTGTTTTGGGATGGCTGGACAGTTGTTAACTCTTACCCATTTGAAAAAGGTATGCTGTTGGCCAATGGTGCCTTTGTTAAAGGCAAGTGGCACCTACAAAAACGATTTGAACCTTCACAGACTGGCTGGGACATACCAGATAAGTTTGCAGTCTAGTATGGCAAAGCATGATTGGAAAGATAATGCAAGATGTTTAGACTATGACACAAACTTATTTTTTGATAAGTATGAAGAAGATGAGCTTCTCCGTCCAGCAATAGATAAAATTTGTTTTAGTTGTTCAGTTTCTAAAATGTGTTTTGCTGTAGGAGTCTCACAAAAAGAGTGGGGAGTCTGGGGCGGAGTATTCTTAGAATCAGGATCTATCTCAAAAGAGTTTAATAAAAATAAAAACAAGCAAGACTGGGGTAATACCTGGCAAAATCTAACAATGGATAAATAATATGTGGTCCTGGATATTAGCAACGGTAGGGGTAATAGGTATATTCTTTGTTGGTCGTAAGACTATATGGGGATGGTTTGTTCTATTGTTTAACGAATGTTTATGGACTATTTATGCTACTCAAACAAAACAATATGGGTTTATCGTAGCATCTATTGCCTATGCTATAGTTTACATTAGATCTTATTTTCACTGGAGCAAGGAGCGTATAGATTAATGTATACAGACCAAATGAGAAGAGCCTTTAGGTCTATTCCATCTCCTAAAAATTTTTCAGTAGAATTAGAAGACAATGATAACTTTATTACTGTTAGAGCAAAAGAAAATGTTTTTATGAAATTATCAGGGGAAGATAAAAGAATTGCAGTAGAATACATGATAAGAGTAAAAAAAGCTTTAGAGGACAATGGATCAATTGTTTTATTGGTTAGAGAGGGTGGGAAAGACCTATGATTGAATTTATTGCTTTTGTGTTATTTATTTTTGTTTTTATACTTTTATTAGTTAACAACTTAAAGTTAAGAATTGAAAGACTTGGCCTACTATCCAAAAATCTTCAACTTTTAACAGACTCTGCAGAAATTGCAAAAATCTTAGAAAAATCTTTGGCATTAAACAAAAAAGAAAGTCCTGAAGATAAAGATGGTTTTATTCAATTCCTTTCTCAATCTAGGGAGTGGGCTTTCTTATATATAGAAAATGTTCAATTACTTATAGATAAGTTTATTAAAGATATCGAGCCTGAGATATCTTATTTTGATGAGTATGGAATAGTAGGCTCAGCATATCCACATTATTATTCTATGAAGAAGATATCAGAGGCATATAAAAATCTTAAAGAGGTTTTGCCAGAAGACTATGATAAAATAGAACAATGATAAAGTTAAAGGACCTAAGAAGTCGAGAATATTTTGCATTTCAGGTATGTGAGGCAAATCCTTGCAGCCATGAGGCAACAAAAATATGGGCAAGTTCAGAATCAAGAATTGTAGATCTATGTGATTTACATTATCAGAAAGCAAAAGAATAATGAAAGATATAATCTTATCAACACTAACAGGTTTTGGATGCGGTATAGTTTTTGCAGCATTCAAATTGCCAGTTCCAGCACCACCAGTTTTTGCGGGAGTCGCAGGAATAATTGGGCTGTGGATTGGTTTTACAGTATTAACAAACGCAATATCCTAGGAGGAAAAAATGAATACAACACAACTAAAAGCATTACTAGCATCATATGGGCGGTCAGTATTGGCAGCAGCAATTGCAATGTACGCTTCAGGCGTAACTGATCCAGAAACACTGGCATACTCACTACTTGGAGCAATTGTGCCAGTAGCACTACGAGCAGTAAATCCAAAAGACAAGGCATTTGGAAAAATTCCAGATGTTCTAGAAGTTGAAGCAGCACTAAAATCAGTTAAGGTAGTCAAGAGACCTGTTAAAAAGTCTTCTGCAAAGAAGCCTTCTGGTGGCGGTGGAGCATCAAATAAGGCTCTATAATTAGAGCATAAGATTCCGTCATGATACATGCAGTTGCTTTATAAGCAACTTTATTGCTGAGTACGGATAGCCTGGGATCGCAACCTGGGAGACCTGAGCAAGTCTATAATCTGCTCTTTTATTATGCTACAATAACATTGTCCCACACAGGACCTTAGTGATGGATTAGTTACCCATTGGATAAAGACCGTGGCGCAAGTCAGGCGAATTACCTGTGTGGGGCCTAAAATTTCAGGGTATAATGATATCAATGACTGACAAAGAGTTAGCCCACTATAACAAACAGCAGTTTAAGAAGAGGCTGCTTGAGATAAAAGAAGCATCTGGCTGTGTAGATTGTGGAGTTAATAATCACATTGTTTTAGATTTTGATCACCTGCATGATAAAAAATATAATGTATCAAGAATGATTCATGATGGTTTTTCTTGGTCGGCAATTAAAAAAGAAATAGCAAAATGTGAAGTAGTATGTGCTAACTGTCATAGGATTAGAACACATAATCGCCTTACCAACCAGTAGTATGATATAATTATTAGATGATTAAAGAAGGCGATTTTGTTATGGGCAATACCTCTGAAGGTATGGTTCACGGCATGGTTGAGCATGTTATGAATGAAGGCGG